AGAATGCACAATTAAATGCCGCTCGTAGAGCAAAACTACATTCAAAAGGATAAAAAGAAATGATTGGTATTGAACAGATTGGTGAATACAATAGATTTCAAAAGTGGTGTGAATCACTAAGCGTTGATTCAAAATCGGCAAATGAAATCTTAAAAAAATATGGGCAACTTGGAGTTGATGCGCTAGCAGAGAATACTCCGAAAAGAACTGGTCTAACGTCACGATCTTGGAAATACAAAATTGAGCATGACCTAAATGGAAATGCTAAAATAGTATGGTATAATACTAATATACAAAACGGGCAATGTGTTGCTCTCTTGATATTTAACGGGCACGGAACAAGTAGAGGTGTTTGGGTTGAAGGTAGAGATTACATAAACCCAGCTATGCAACCCGTGTTTGATGAAATTAGTGAGTCATTAAAAAGGGAGGTTTTTAAGACATGAGCGAAGTTATCGATAGCAAAGTTGTCGAGCTAAAATTTAATAATGCGGAGTTCGAAAAAAATGTAAAGACCTCCCTGACAACTATAGAAAAACTTAAGAAATCACTCAACTTTGACACTGTAACAACTTCTATGAATTTATTACAGAATGCGTTTCAGTTAAAAGGATTAAAGAATATACAGACACAGCTTGGACAAGTAGTTGGAGCTGTAGATAAATCAGTGTCACCAATTATGGCTACTATTAACAGCATTGGTGATGCTATTACAAACACTATCGGTGGAGCTATATCTGGTGTTGTCGCTCAGATTAAATCCGGTGGTATGAACAGAGCAATGAATGTTGAAAAAGCGAAATTTGCTCTTCAGGGTCTCGGAATCCAATGGGAAGAAATTAAAAATTCTATTAGTGATGCCGTAACAGGAACCGCATATGGTATGGATGCAGCTGCTAAAGCCGCTTCTGTATTAGCTGGCTCTGGTATAGACTATAAAAAAGTAATTGGTAAAGACATAGTAGATACAGAGACAGATCTTACTCAAATGGGTATGGTTCTTAAATCGGTATCTGGTGTAGCTGCTCAGACAAACCAGGACTTTGAACAGATAGCACATGTATTTAGTACAATTGCTGGTAATGGTCGATTAATGGGTATGCAGCTAACACAGTTAAGTACATACGGTATGAATGCTGCTGCTGATATTGGTGATGCTCTAGGAAAAACAGAAGAAGAAGTTAGAGACTTAGTATCCAAAGGCGAAATAGGAGCTGACAAGTTCTTCGAAATAATGTATAAAAAATATTGGGCTAACTCTAAGAAAGCCAATGATACATTAGATGGTGTTTCTAGAAATATTAGAGCTTCATATAGTAGAATCGGTGAAGCATTCTATGGTCCATTGATTGCAAACCAGGGCCCTATAGTAAAAATGCTCAATGCTTATAAAGATGTTATTGGTGTTGTAGCTAATAGATTAAAAGCACCAGGAACAAAACTTAAAGATGGCGAGGGTAATAAGTTAACAACATTTGTTACAAAATGGTTGATAAAAGACATTAATTTAGTAACAAAGTTTTTAACAGATATTAAAAATAATGGCGATGTCATGAAAGCATGGCGTGCTGTATATAGGGTTCTTAAATCTGGTTTTAAGATATTCCAGATGACCTTTAATTTTGCAAGGTCTATTGGTCAAGCTATTAAAGAGGCATTTCCAGAGTCGTTCTTAGATTATTGGATTGATATTAATACTCATATCTTTAATTTTGTTAATATATTTTATAAGGGTTCTAAAAAAATTAAGAAAAATGCTGAAACCATGAGTAAAGCATTCGAAGGTATTCGTGGAGTTTTAGAACCAATATATAAGAATGTTCAAAATCTAACCGATGCTTTTAAACAGTTTTTTGATGAAACATTCGATGGTATAGATCCATTAGAGACTGTAGTTAATGCTATAAGTGATTTGTGTGGATATTTGCATGCTGGAATTGTTGAAACAGAAGACTGGCGTAAAGGTTTCGATGCACTATGGGGAATTGTAAAACATGTCTATGGTGTATTCAAAGCATTTGGCGAAGCTGTCTATGAAACATTCAAAGAAGGACACTTTCATCCTATAAAGTTTATTATAGATTTATTACACACTTTAACTGATGGTATAGTGTCTAACGATAAGAAAACTGATAAATTAAAAAATACATTCAAGATATTTACAACAATTATTGGAGTAGTAGCAAAAGTATTTGGAGCAGCTCTATTAATAGTTGCTAAAGTATTTAATATATTGTTTAAGATTGGAGGATGGGTATTAAATATTACATCTCCGATTGGTACTTTAGTTTCTAAGATATTTGAGCTTGTTACAGGATTTACGGATGCTGCTAAAAATATAGACTTAGATAAATATGAAAATTTAAAAAAAGTAATAGAAGGCGTTAAAGATTTCTTTGGTAAAGCTAAAGATGCTGTAGAGAAATTCTCAGAAAAAGTTAGTGATTTTGCAGAAAACCACATTTCTAAAATTAAAGTCGATTGGCCTGAAGCATTTGGAAAGGTTTTAGATGTATTAGATAAGATTGTTGATAAAGCTGGAAAAGTAAAGAATAAGATTACTAATGGTGTTGGTAAAGCCATCGACAATTTAAAGACATCTATAGATAATACTTTTGGATCTGATAGTCAGACTAAAATGTCAAGCTCTAAAGACATATTAGAAAAAATTAGTAAAATTGATATTTTAGGTGGAATAGGTAAAGGAATAAAGACTTTAGGAAAAGCTATTAAAAAAGTATTTGATTACTTAGGTGACAGTCCATTAATTTCACAAATAGGAAAAGATTTAAAAGACTTCTTTAAAAATACAACAGGATCTATAAAAGATGATCTAAACATGAAAAATGGAAAATCTGCTATGGATAGTGTTGTTGGAATCTTCGAAACATTTGGTGAAGGTCTTGGTAAGATATTTAAAGTAATAGGCTATATATTAAAATCATTTACAGACTCAGTATTAAAATATGGTTCCAGTGAAGACATGCAGAAAACTGCAGAATTGATATTAGATTTCTTCACTACATTAACTGTATTTAATTGGTCAAGAAGTATACGTAATCTTACAAGAGCTGTAAAAGGTTTTGAAAAAGGACACATTTTAGAAAAATGGAAAAAGACTTTCAACGCTTTGGCTGGAACATTCGAATCAATAGGAAAATCTATGTTAATGATAGCCGCTTCTCTATACATTATATCTACAATAGATGAAAAAAGATTAAGCGACTCAATGGCCATAATAGTATGGTTTATGATAATAATCGGTGTTATAGGTGTTGTATTTACAAAAACATCTAAAACATTAGGAGGATGGTCAGCATGGACTAATAAGGCATCTAAAGGTTTACATAAAGCAGAGTATGAAGTAGATAAAATGCGAAAAGTTATGATATCTATAGCTTTGTCTCTGATTTTATTTGCTGTTGCACTAAAGATAATGGATGGTATAAAAACCGATGATATGAAAGCTAATGCTGTAGTTTTAGGAATAGCTTTAGTAGTTATGGCTGGAGTATCGTATGTAATAGCTAAAAATGCGAATAAATTAGAAGGTAAAGACCAACAATTCTTTAAATATGGTGCCTTGATTAAATCGATGGCTAAAGCAATATTAATAATAGCTGCAGCTCTTTATGTTATAGGATTAATACCTACTGATAAATTAGATAAAGCAGTAGGTTCATTAACATTAATAATTGGAGCTGTTTCAGTTATGATAGTAGCAATGGTTCACTTTAGTAAACTATTCTCACAAGTTTCTAAAGGTGCTTATGAAGTACCCGCTACAATGGCTGCATGCACTGCTATATTTATAGCAGTTGGTATATTTAGTGTTATGATTGCTAAATCATTAGCTATGATAGCATTAATACCTACTAAAATGTTATGGAAAGGCTCTGCTGTATTATTAACATTAATTGCAGTTGTAAGTCTCTTTGTAATAGCAATGCAAGGAACAGCTGGAGTTCTAGAAATAGGAAAAACAGGAGCTTTAAACATGGCTTCTTGTGCCTTAGCTATAATTAGTATGGCTGCAGCTTGCTTGATATTTGCAGCTGCTATGGCAGCATTTATTCCAATACCTTGGTCAGCAATAGGAAAAGGATTAACTGTAGTTGGTGCAGCATTAATAGGTATAGTTGCTGTTGGAATGGTAGCTTCAAAAGCAGTAGTTGGTATATTATCACTATCAGCAGCATTAATTGCAATAGGTGTTGCATTTGCTTTATTGGCTGCCTCATTAGCTATAATAGTCAAAACTGGTCCTGCCGCAGTACTTGCTCTAGCTACAATATTCTACGGAATTGGAAAAGCTATAGTAAACTTAATTAAAGGTATTGCGGATCATGTTGGCGAAATATTAGACGCTATAGGCGATACAATTGATGCTGTATTTAAGTATTTAGATGACAATATAGATACTATATGTGCAAAGCTTACAGAATATTTAGCAAAGCTAGTAATATATGCTGGTAAAATAATAATAGCTGTAGGCAAATCAATCGGCAAACTAATAGTAGATGGAATAAAAGAGGTGTTTAGCGGATCTGGTACAGATTTAGCAGAAGCACTTGAACCAGAATTAACAAAATTAAACAAATCTTGGGAAGAAGCTGTAAAAAGCAGAGACACATTATTTAAATCTGCCGGAACCGATTATACAAAAGCTATGGATGAAATAAAAGAGCTTGATAAGTATGTTGGTGTTGGCGGAGCTATCTACGATGGTTATGAAGAAAGAGTTGGTTATATAACTAAAGATTTATCTGATGCAACCGGAGTAGAAATAGAAATAATAGATGGCGTTATACAAAAATATGATGAATATAAGCAAGCAATATTAGACGCCATTGAAACTAAAAAAGCAGAAGCATTATTAAATGCAGATGAAGAAGCTTACCAAGAAGCGATTCAAAATAGAGAAAAAATTACACAAGAATTAGCAAATAATAGAGACATATATGAAGAGCATGTACAAGAAGTTAAAGATATTCAGAAAGAAATAGCCGATTTAGAATGGAGTATAAATCCTGAAAACAAAGATAAAGTAGCTATTGAAGGTCAAGAGCAATATGATGTTATTGAAGACCAAATCGAAGAGCTTAGAAAGAAAGAATCACAAGCTCAAGAAGAATTAGGTGCAGTCCAAAAAACATTCATGGAAGCTCAACAAAACTTCGATGAAATGAATACGACTATTTATAATCATCAGAATGTTATTGGAGCTCTTGCTACTGGAGATGTTGACAAAATTAAAGAAGCTACTTTACGAATGGAAAAAGGATATGCTGATGCTGGCCAAGTTTCCAAAGAATATTTGCGAAAACAAAATGAAGATGCTAATAA